CACACACCAGTTTACCTTTTTTGTCAAACTTGTAGTGCTGGAATGGGGGGAAGTTCACTTTTGAATGATGATCCGCTGTTGTCTTGGGATTTCGTTTCCTCTCGTCGTCCATGGGCACGTGATCAAACATCATGACCCTGAACACCAGATCCGTTTTCTCAATTTTCCTGGGACTGACAGTGTAGTCCACTAATTTTATCTTCTTGAGTCCGGCCGTCTTGGCCTCCTCCCACGCTTCCTGTGTCAGTCGCTTGGCCTTGGCCTTCCTGGCCTGTGCCACTGCATTGGCATTGACCTTCTTTAGGTTGGGCACGATCAAATCATATTGTGCGTCCTCGGGCGTCACGTATGAGCAGTAGGTGTTCTTGCTGGCGTGTATCTGTGCCAGTAGATCTCTGTTGTTTAGGTACTTTACTCTTTTCATAATTCCTTCTCTCTATATTAATATGAATGACCACAAACAGGTCTGTTGAATCGTGTCGTATGGTGAATTAAGTGCGCCTAGATAATGCCTATAAATATAGTTAAAGTATACGAAATTTTACAAAGGAAAGCAACCATTAAGATGGCATTCGGAGACATAGGCAAGATAGTCAAGAACGTGGGAGGGGGCATATTCAACAGGACCCTGGCCAGGCTCACGGGTGCTGGTATTTCCACGGATTCGAGGATCGTCAACGCCAGGGCCAAATGGTCCGGACGTTCGGACAAGACCGACTGGCGTGTGAGACTACAGATACCAAACGGCGCAGACGCGGTCTACGATTCAATACTGGCCAACAACGACCTATTGAATCCATTGGTGCCTTCACGTGGCATATTCTGGCCATTGACTCCAGCGGTTGTGATACAGCATTCTGCCAACTACAATCCCTTGTCGCAGACACACAGCAACTATCCGTTCCAGGCATACCAGAACTCACAGGTGGACTCCATGAACATAATCGGAGAGTTCCCCGTGCAGAATTCAGATGATGCCAAGCACTGGGTGGCAACCGTGAACTTCCTGAGGACCATAACCAAGATGTACTTTGGTAAGGAACAAGCACTCAAAGGCAACCCACCACCGATCATGCACCTGTCAGGGTATGGTGATCACATGTTCAACAAGGTGCCGGTTGTAGTTAACACATTCAACGTGGAACTTAGACCAGGCATAGACTACATTTCAACAAAACAAACACAGGTAGGATATGGCCAAGGCAGGGTAGATCCCACTTTAGCCGCCGCAGTAGAAGAAGGCACTTCGCAGACCTGGGCACCCACACTGTCAAACATATCAGTGCTGGTTACCCCAATCTACAGCAGGGAATCAATCAAGAAATTCTCACTGTCAGAATTCGCACGTGGCCAATTGAGTGGTAAAGGTGAAGGAGAGATAGGATTCATTTAATGGCCAAGTATTCAGCAACATCACCGTACTTCTCGACACCACAGAATGATGTGAACTTGGAAACATTCGTTCCCAGAACAATCACGGCGGAGGATGATGATCAGAGTTACACAATCGAGATGACCTACGCATACAGACCAGACCTTTTGGCCTATGACCTGTACGGCTCACCGAGGCTGTGGTGGGTGTTCGCACAGCGTAACCCAGATCAGATAGAGGATCCCATCTACGACTTCAAACCAGGAGTGACCATACAGTTGCCTAAACCCGGCAACGTCAACTCAGACCTAGGAATATAACATGGCGGAGAAATACACCACATCAGGTTCTGCCAGTAAACCTTTCTTGAAACCCAACGTGCTTCACCAGTACGCATCGTTCAACACCATATTCACGCTGAGTGGCATCACCGAGCAGGAGATCAGGACAGCCAAGTTCCTGACCAATCCCGTGCATGACATAGTGGCACGTACCGGAGGAATAGGTGACGCCAATGTGCAGACGAGACAGTTCAAGGAAAACAACCAGGAGCCAGAGGCCTTCAGGACCTTGATCAAGGATTTTGAAAAGAAGAAATACTACGAACAGTACCAAGACAGCATAGACATATTGGACAGGGCACATGACTTGTTCATAGAGAACGTCAACATGGTGTCAACGGTTGGACCCAACGCGGAACGTAACCTAGGAAACTTCACAAAGATGGAATTCGAGATACACGAACCATACGGTATCACTTTCATAGAGAAGGTCAGGGCCGCGACTGCGATCAACGGTTTCCTGGACTACCAAGACGCACCCATGTTGCTGACCATAGAGTTCAAGGGGTTCGATGAGCAGGGAAGACCATACGCTAGACACAGCACCAACAAGAGCCACACACGTAAGATACCCATACTGATCAGCAGGGTGGACTTCGACGTCAACGAGGGTGGTGCCAGATATCAGATAATGGCGGTGCCATACACCGACCTTGCGTTCGATGACAGGTTCAAGTATCCACGTACTGCTATGCCTATCGAAGGAAATGATCCCTATCAATGGGCCGCGGCCGCGGAACGGGCCTTGTCTGATCAGATGAAACAGGAGTTCGAAGAACAGCGGAGGTATTATCCAGACTTCTACAAGTTCGAGATAGACGGTGAACTTGAGAAAAAAGGATTACAGTACAAGAATATAGCAGGCACAACTAACAGTGCTGGATCGGTAGCACAAAACCAAGAAGACTTTTCTGGTTTAAATTCAGACTTTGATGCACCCCCACCTAGACAGAACACCATGTCTGCACAGGCCAGTTCGGGCATAGCAGTGACCAAGTTCTTCGAGGATGCCATTAGGGCCGGATTCCATTATCAGGAGTTGGCCAACGATTTTTGGACCACATACATCAGGTCCAATTCCGACTACACCAAGGAGAGCCTCACCAAGGAGAAGGTGGCTTCCATAATCAAGAGCAAGGAATTCGAGAAGATATTGTTCAACAACCAGTACATAGACTGGTTCAAGATCAAGACCACTGTGTACACGGACACCAGCAAGATCGATCCCATAACCAAGATGCATCCAAAGACCATCACATACAAGGCCATACCCTACAAGATACACATCCTTAAGTTCATTGGTCCTGGGGTCAGCATAGCCAACGTGGACTGGGGTCGCAAGGTACACAAGGAATACAATTACATCTACACCGGCGACAACGTCGACGTGCAGGGTCTACGAATCAACTACAAGACCGCCTACTACCTAAGGAATTTGAGGGGTGATGACAAGAGTGACACAGAGAAGGGACTGTTCGCACCGCTGACGGAAGCGTTCAGGAACGTGTTCGGCAGGGAGCGTGATCCAGAACCGCTGTTGCCTCTGAGACAATACCCGTCATCCATAAAGGGTGCCAACACCGTGCAGACACTGTCAGGGGAGGCCAACAAGGCCCAGCAGTTCTATGATTACCTGACCAATCCTGAGGTGGACATGATGAGGATCGAACTGGAGATACTGGGAGATCCCACCTACATCTGCCAGGACATGTACGTGCCAATACAGGAGGACGGCAAGTCATTCGGTGGCAAGGATGAGTCATTCGACACAGCATCGGCCAGTTTCAACGCTGACCAATTCCAACCCATAATCAGCGTGAGATATCGTCTGCCCGATGACATAGACGAGAAAGAGGGCACCATGTTCAATGGTGGCAAGAAACGTTTCAGGGACGAGAACCTGTTCTTCAATGGACTGTACCAGGTCAACAAGATAGACACAAAATTCGACAACGGACAGTTCCTACAGACATTGCACTGTAGCAGGTTCAACAACCAACAGGGCGAGGGTGCAGTACCGTTGTTGACAAACGCCTCGATAAAAAGCATAACGGAGATCAAGGACAGTGTGAAAGACAACATCAAGAAAAAAATAACCAAACCAATAACAAAATTTGACGAGTTCAAGGAATCGATTGATCAGACCAATAGGGACTACCCGGGGGCATAAGGATAAAATAAAGCATGGCATACACTTCAGCAGGATTCACTGACACACAGGACAACCAGAAGAGCTTCAACGAGAAGTACATCGACAACGATCCAGGTCCGTACATTGGCACGGTAAAGGTCACTGTCGACCCATTGAAGATGGGCAGACTAGGTGTGAACATACCAGCATTGAGTCAGACCACTAACCCAACTGCGAGCCAGATAATATGGTGCCAGTACCTGTCACCGTTCTACGGTGCGAAAAGCATCAACGCCGTGTCAGAGATCGATCCTTACCTATACAAGGAAACACAGCACAGTTACGGCATGTGGGCGGTACCACCGGATGTAGACACGGACGTGTTGGTGATATTCGCCAAGGGAGAACAGTCCAACGCCAGTGCTTTCTGGATAGGTTGTGTGCAGAAACCCTTGGTCAATCAACAGGTGCCAGGTAACGGCGCCTCGGTCAACACATCCAAGGCCGCGGAAGCACAAGAGGCATCAGAGACCAGCAAGTTGGCCGATTACGGAACAGAATTTTTACCGGCAGGTGAGAAGAATCAGCGATTGTACGCACCAGGTGAGATTTTACAGAACATAGACAAATGGAAATATCCTGTCAATGATGTTTTAGCAGATCAACTGAAAAAGCAGGGACTGGTACAGGACACAGTGAGGGGGACCACATCATCGTCAGCGAGACGTGAATCTCCAAGCAGGGTGTTTGGTATCAACACACCGGGCAGGATACGTTCAGACTCACGAGAGCTGAACATAGGATTGGACAACAGCAAGGTCAAGACGGACAGGGATCCAGGTCACAGTTTCGTCATGGACGACGGCGCCACGGATGGCACGAACCAACTGACCAGATTGAGGACCGCCTCAGGACACCAACTGTTGATGAACGACTCGGAGGGTGTGGTGTATCTGGCTAATGGTTCGGGCAAGGCATTCATAGAGATGGACACAGACGGCACTGTCAGTGTGTACTCGGATGGCGGAATAAATCTAAGATCGGGCAGGGATTTTAACCTACACTCGGACATGAACATCAACTTCCACGCCAAGGGTGCAATAAATTTTACTTCAGAGACAAACGTGGCCCTTAACGCGGAAGGTTATGTGTTCGCGATGGGAGAGAAAGGCATACTGAACAGTTCACAGAAGGGCTCAGTTAGGAACTACGCTAGGGACGGGATAAGTTCATTCACGGACGGAACACAACTGCACGGAGCGAAGGGCAGGATAGACCTGGCAGGATCACAGGTGCACTTCAACTCGGTGGGTGCTAGTAGCACGTGGGGGCCTGGTTGGCTAAAACCAGATGCCATAGGCATCAAGGTCACAGACGGTTTGATAGACATAGATGACGACAATCCTCTACCGCAAGGAAAACCCAACAAGATCGAGAACAAGACCACGGTGTCGGACTTCGTCACCCATGAACCATATGACAGGCAGAGTAGCACACAGAGGACAAAGGCATTCATTAATGAAGCAATGGCAGAGATCAAGGCATCCAGCCCGGAACTGTCAGCAACAGAATTAAAAATAATCAAGGCGGAACTGTTGAAACAGCCGAGCATAAAGGCAGTGTCTGACAAACTGGGCAAAGTGGTCAAACTCAACGATAAGATCAAACTGCCCGTGAAGAATCTCAACACGCTCGTGAGCAAGGCAAATGACATACAAAAATTATTTGAAGATCCAAAAGGTGCGGCGATGAATTTCGTGCAAGGTAAAATTGCAGACTTGAAAAATCAGGCCATCTCGGCGGTGAGGAGTTTCTTTAGATTTTAGGGAGTAAATATAGCATATGGCATACGGGGATTCAGGATCAGGCGATTTATCAAACAAGTCAGTAACCTTCAAGGGTTTCAGTTCACGTGCGGACAAGCAGAACTTCAAACTGTACGACTTCGAGGTTGCCAAGCAGGACCTGATCAACAGGTTGAGTGTGCGTAAGGGTGAGAGGGTTGAGAACCCAGAATTTGGTACGATAATTTATGATGCCATATTTGAACCGTTTACAGAGCAACTCAAAGACGCCATTGTAGAGGACATAACAGCAAATCTCAACGCAGATCCACGTATCAGCACAGAGGAGATCTTGGTCACGGAAGCGGACAAGGGCATAGCCATACAGGCCACTATAACCTATGTGCCACTGAACATCACAGAGAAACTGAGATTCAACTTCGATGAGAATTCGTTGTTACGCCTATCTTAATATACGCACATTTCCTAACATATAAATACCATTGTAATTACAATGGCTACAACAGATAGACAGAACAGATTATTAGTAGCGGAAGATTGGAGGAAGATCTACCGGGCTTTCCAACAGGCCGACTTCAAATCATACGACTTCGAGACCTTGAGAAGGACTATGGTAGCATATCTCAAGGAGAACTACCCAGATGATTTCAACGATTTCGTTGAAAGTTCTGAGTACGTGGCACTGATAGATCTCATAGCCTACATAGCACAAGCACTTTCATTCAGGGTTGATCTAAACGCCAGGGAGAACTTCCTGGAGACAGCAGAGAGAAGGAACTCAGTTCTAAGGTTGGCAAGGTTGATCAACTACAACGCCAAGAGGAATCAACCGGCAACAGGACTGTTAAAGATAGATTCAATATCCACCACACAGGATGTTCAAGACAGTTCGGGAACAAACCTAGCAAATTCAAACATCATCTGGAATGATTCAGCAAACTCAAACTACAGGGAGCAGTTCACTGCGATACTGAACGCGGCCAACCAATCAGGACAACTGTTCGGCAATCCCAGGGAGTCAGGCACCATAGGTGGAATCAGCACTGAGGTCTACACCCTGAGTTCAAATCAGTTGGATCTACCCATATTCAAATTCCAGAAAGCAGTTGGAGGCGTGTCCAGATCATTCGAGATAGTGCCCAGCACCATAACAGATTCAGACAGCATATACGAATCTTCACCGGTGCCCGGAACGGGACTCACATACACATACAGATCTGATGGATCAGGTGACAGTTCAAATAACACGGGATTCTTCTTCCTGTTCAAACAGGGTACACTACAACAGACAGATTTCACAGTGGACACATCAGTGACCAACTACATCAAACCTTTGGACGCATCCAACATCAACAACACGGACGTGTGGGTGTACAAGTTGGACCAGTTCGGACAGTTGGCAGAGTCATGGACCAAGGTGCCATCACTGTCAGGCAACAACGCGATTTATAACTCGTTATCAAAGGCAGAGAGAAACACCTACAATGTGGTAACGAAAAACAACGACACGATAGATCTTGTGTTCGGAGATGGCAACTTCTCGAACATACCTCTAGGCAACTTCAGGACCTACTACAGGGTAAGTGACAACGCCAAGTATGCGATACAGTCATCAGACATGCAGAACGTACAGTTGACCGTGCCATACACGGACGCCAACGGTGCACAGCAGAGTTTGACCATGAGTGTGAGCCTCAAGGCCAGTGTCTACAATTCAGCGGCCACGGAATCCAATGATTCAATCAAGGAGAAAGCGTCTCAGGTCTACTACTCACAGAACAGGATGATCACAGCAGAGGACTACCAAGTTGTACCATTGAGTGCATCACAAGAGATTGTTAAAGTTAGATCTGTCAACAGGTCCGCTTCCGGAATTAGCAGGGCCAAAGAGATACTAGATCCAACGGGTGCATACTCCAATGTCAGCGTGTTCGCCGAGGATGGAATATTATACAGAGAAGAATCAGTACAGCAGTTCACGTTCACGTTCAACAACAAGAGCGACATACAGTCAACAATAGACACATCTGTAGAAGCCAAGTTAAAGGAAGCATACGCCAGGCAGTTCTACTACTTGAAGTACGGCACGAAAGATGCCAGCACACTTTCCGCAACATGGAATTCTACAACAACATCTACGAACACCAACACAGGTTATTTCACTTCCGGCGGAGCGTTGGTCATAGGTGATTCTGCAACTTCCAACATGAAGTTCGCTAAACCAGGTGCATTGGTCAAATTCACTTCTCCAGACACAAGGAAGTTCCTGAACGGAACATTGGTCACATCATCCACGGACAACGCGGAAGACAGGTTATGGGCCAAGATAGGTGCAGTGGTTCTTGATGGAGCCAACGGCGGATTGGGAAACCTAGAGTCAGGTGTTGGTCCAGTTACACTTAACAACATAGTGCCAAACGGTTCTGTAATCAATGCAATAATTCCAAATCTGACCACATCTTTCAGTGCAACGCTAGAAGCAGATATCATATCCAGGATAGAGGCCTACGAAGAATTTGGTTTACGATATGACGCAGATTCAGAAACATGGAAAGTGATCACTTCTACGAACCTTAGCACCAGTTCGGTATTCAGTCTTGGTAACACAGGTTCGACCACAGGAACAAACGCGGATGCCAGTTGGTGGTTTAAATTCACCAACGACGGAAACACCTACACCGTACAATACAGGAAACTGGATTACATTTTCGAATCAGAATCACAGAACAAGTTCCACTATGACGTGGAAGAGAAAATTTACGACTACAAAACAGGAAAGAGTGTCAAGGACACAGTGAAGATATTAAAAACAAACAGTATCGTATCAACGGGAAACAGTGTTGGATACCCAATCACGTGGCAAGTGGTCGATGTTGTGACCGAAACAGACGGTTTCCAGGATAACAGGAAAGTCAAGGTTGGTTTCTATGACGATGACGATGACGGTGTTGTGGACAATCCTGAATTGTTTGACATATACGTTGAACCAACACTTTCAGAATCCACAAAATTCGTGTTCTTCGAGAAGTACACATCATATGATGCCATTGAAAGATTCAGACCATACGCCGCATCCAACTTCGTTGTTGCGGAAAAAGAAGCAGACATAAATTTAAACACGTCGACCTATACTGATGGGCAACTGTTTTATTTCTATGACAGTGCCGAGGATGTGATCAAGAAGTACAGTTCTACAACCAATACCTTGACCACGACAACAGACTACACAGCAAGGAGAGGCAGGAGTTCAATAAACTTCCAATACAAACACCATGCCGGCCAAGAGACCAGGATAGATCCCAGCGTGTCGAACATCGTCGACGTTTACTTGTTAGAAAGGACGTATGACAACTTGTTCAGGATCTGGTTGCAGGACGGCGGAAGTAAACCGACAACATCCACAGCAGACCAGTTGAGGATCAACTACTCAGGCAAACTTAACCCATTGAAATCTCTATCAGATCAGATCATTTACCATCCTGTCAAATACAAGATACTTTTTGGTTCAAATGCCGAAGAACAACTACAAGCAACTTTCAAGGTTGTCAAGAATCCGAAGACCAATGTGTCAGACGCAGTGGTCAAGACCAGAGTCATTGCCGCGATCAATGAATTCTTCGCACTGGACAACTGGGATTTTGGCGACGCTTTTTATTTTACAGAATTAGCCGCATACATACACAATCAACTAGCACCAGACTTGTTGACAGCGGTTATTGTGCCCAACCAGTCAGGACAGGGTTTTGGGTCCTTGTTCCAAATTGACTCAGCGGCAGACGAGATTTTCATCAGTGGGGCCACCGTTGATGATGTGTCAATCATAACAGCACTGGGAGCCAACCAACTGGCGGCATCCGGAACTGTGATCACATCGACATCAACTGCCACGACCAACACCACGACAGGATCAGCAGTGTCAGGCTCTACTACAACAGGTTCCGGTTCAAGCACCGGCAGTAGTGGGGCAGGATACTAATGGCGGACAATACCACCAACGCATTAACCAATAACGAAGTTGTAAAGCAAGGTACTAACGAGTACAGGCGTACAGTACAACACCTACCCGCTTTCTACAGGACTGACGCCAACCAGCGGTTCCTGGCCAGCACTATGGATCCCTTAGTACAAAAAGGCGCACTGGAGAGGCTGGACGGTTACATTGGTAGACAGGACGCATACACAAGGAGTGTCAGTGATAGATATATTACCGCAACAAGCAGGGACAGATTCGCATATCAGTTAGAACCTGCAGTCACATACACAGATAGAGATACAACGTCGGTGAATCCTGAAGATCAGGTCAAGTTCACAGGAACGTACGATGATTACATAAACCAGATCAAGTATCTGGGAGGCAAGGTCAACAACCACGACAGGCTCAACAAGGAGACTGTGTACAGTTGGAACCCGGCTATAGACTACGACAAATTGGTCAACTACAGGGAGTACTACTGGATGCCGGATGGTCCTGGTTCCATTGAAATTGATTCTGTTGGACCAAGTGTGGTAGCGGAATACAGTGTAAAAAACAACAGTCAATCAGCATACGAGTTCACGCACAGGGAGAATGAAAACAATCCCATACTGACACTATACAGAGGCAACACGTACAAGTTCAGTGTGAATGCCAAAGGACACCCTTTCTGGATAATGACCGAACCCTACAAGAGCAAGGTTTCATTAGACGGATCAACGTCTACTATATTCAACACAGGTGTCACCAACAACGGTGCTGACGAAGGAACGGTCACATTCACCGTGCCCACGACAGGCGCACCAGACACTTTATATTACCAGTGTGGCAACCATGACGACATGTACGGTATACTACAGATAAAAGATGCCACAAGCACAACAGCGATAAATGTCGAGGACGATATCATAGGGGTCAAGAATTACAGTATTAGAACTCTGGACCTATCAAACGGTATGAAGATAAAATTCACGAATTCCCTAGTGACAAGTTCTTATCAAGACAAGGAATACTACGTAGAGGGGGTCGGTGATGCCATAACATTAACTGATGTGGAGGATCTGATCACACCAGGCAGTTATGCCACCGAATCAACCATACTGTATGATCAGGCAGGATACGATTCACGTCCATACGCCAAAGCGTTCTACACACCAGAAAACAAAGATTACATAACAATCAAGAGAGACTCACGTGATCAGAATGCCTGGTCAAGATACAACAGATGGTTCCATCGATCGGTCATAGAGGAAACTGCGAGGGTCGGTGGATTCACGCCAACCTTGAACGAAGATGACAGGGCCAAGAGACCAATCATAGAATTTGACTCTGGACTTGCATTGTACAATCATGGTACCGTGGCCAAGAGATCTGTGACACTGTATGACACGGTCACAACGGACGCATTCAGCACAGTGGTCAAACAAACAGGTTACATCGTTGACGGACTGGCACTAGCAAACGGAATGAGGGTCATATTCGCGGCGGATACAGATCCTACAGTCAAGAACAAGATATATGACGTTAACTTCGTCACAGCGGGAGATTCCACACAAGTCATTAGCCTGACCGAAGCGTCGGATGCCACTCCCACTGCGAACGATTCGATCTTCATCGAATTTGGAACAAAGAACCAAGGTAAAACTTTTTACTATGACTCGACCACAGAGACTTTCAAGGAAGCACAACAGAAAACAGGAGTGAATCAGCAACCTCTGTTTGCTATGTTCGATAACGATCACACACCATTTGACGATGATACAGCGTATCCCAACTCGACTTTCGCAGGAGCAAAAGTGTTCGCTTTCGCGACGTCAGAAACGGCAACAACGGACACAGTGTTGGGAATCAAGGTCAAGTACAACACAATCAACAATGTGGGCGACATAGTCTTTGAATCGGACCACACATCGGGAACGTTCACTTACAGGGACGACACAAAGACACTGACAAAAAATTTAGCAGAAGGCCATCTGCACTACACAACAGGAAGAGCAACACACAACTCACGTAGTGCCTGGATCAAAAGGACCACGGAGAGCAAACAGCGTGTGATCAGGACTTTCATAGTCGACGCAACCGAGAAGCAGTTGTTCCCGATCGACTTCTACAAGAATTCAGCGGAACTAACAGATCTTGAAGTATCGGTATCTGTCAATGGTTCAAGGAAGACACTGACCACCGATTACACTCTGGAGACAGGAACAAAAAACAAATACGTAAAATTTAATACTGCCCTGGAAGTCAATGATCAGATCAGGATTGCAGGACACAGCAGTGCTGACAAGATCGCCGACAAGGGCATATACGAGATACCGGAAAATTTAGCGACAAACAGTCTCAACCAACAGTTGGGCACATTCACATTTGGCCAGATCATGGCCCATGTCAGAGACATACTTGACAAGAATCAAGATGTTACAGGGGCGATACCAGGAGTTTCAAATCTACGAGACAAGCCAGATGCGAGATTGAAGGGCGGTAGCATACACCAACACGAGGGATCATTACTCCCGGCCATGTTTGGTTTAGTGGATCAGAATTCCAACATAACTTCATCGATAGATTACGTCAGCCAGGAATACGAGAAATGGTACAATGCTTTCTTGACTCACGCCACAAGCACCGCTTACGAAGGCGTGGCCGCAGATAGAGTCGATGAAATAATCACAGCCATAACGCCAGGAAGAAACAGCACGTTTCCATTCTTCTATGAGGACATGTTAGGCTGGGGAGAAAATGTTTCAACGAGATCATACACAGTGATGGGATCATCCCAGACCGAGTATGCACTTGACTCACAACACAACATCACAACATTGAGCAACAGGGCAGTGTACGTTTATCTCAATGGTGTTCAGTTATTGCTAGGAACAGATTACACTTTCAGCACAACAGACGACAGTGTCAACATCAGCAAGACCCTTGCCGAAGGTGATAAGATCGTGATCAAAGATTACATAGACACCACAGGCAGTTACATGCCACCGTCGCCGACTAAACTGGGAATGTATCCCAAGTTCACACCAGAGACATTCACAGACACCACGTATCTCACAGACACGGCAGTGATCCGTAAGCACGACGGTTCCATTATCAAGGCATATGGAGATGAACGTGATGATCTAATATTAGAGTTAGAGAAAAGGATCTACAACAACATCAAAGTGACCTACGATGCCACTTTGGTAGACGTACACGATGTGTTGCCAAGTGCTTTCACATCAACGGAATACACGCTACAAGAAGTGGACGGGGTGATGGGACCAGACTTCTATCAATGGGCAGGTCGCAACAATGTGCAGTACATCAACAACACAGCGTTCACGGAAGGATCACCATTCACGTACAACTATGCCAGATCAAAAGGCAGACTGATTGATGAGAACTTACCAGGACACTGGAGGGGAATTTACAAATATTTCTACGACACGGACGCTCCACATGTGAGACCATGGGAGATGCTGGGCCATTCAGAGAAGCCTAGCACGTGGGACGCGACCTACGGAACCGCTCCATACACATCAGGCAATGATGTATTATGGAACGCCGTTGCGACACAGCCAGGTAGATACGGGAAATCTTTGATCAGGAACTACCTACCGGTAGATGCTTCGGGTAATCTTCTAGATCCGTTGGCGGCAGGACTCGTTGACAACTTTGACATACCAGGAAGACAGAACGCTTGGAAGTTTGGCGATCAAGCACCAGCAGAGACGACATGGAGGAGATCCAGCGCCTACCCATTCACGGTCATAAAAGCATTGGCACTGACTAAACCCGCCAAGTTCTTCTCTAATCTTTTTGATCCATCGAGGTTGACAACCAACGTTGCTGGAAATCAAATATACACAGAAACTGGCATAAGGAAAACACTGGCAACAGCGAAATATCATCTAGAAACGGAAACAAATACAGCAACAGGTGTGACAACTAGATACCAGACGGCAGGATACCAACCTTTTGTGGTCAATTATTTGATATCTAGGAACCTAGACAGTAAAACTTTTTACTATGACAAGATGAAGAACTTATCTGTACAACTATCGTACAAGTTGGGCGGATTCACGGACAAAGACAACATGAAGATCTTAACAGACAGTGTGTCTCCGGGATCCAAGTCAGGATCAAAATTCATTCCGGATGAAAACTACAAGATACTTTTCAGGACATCAAATCCTGTAGAGAGTTTTCAATATTCTGGTGTGCTGATAGAGAAGAACACAGATATCAGTCAGGATGGTTCCACCATACTAGGCGGATATAAAATATTAGGCTACAGCACTACCAAACCTTACTTCAATTTCAATTATCCGGTCAAGACCACAACAGCAACAGCAGTGTCTGTTCAGGGATCAACGGCGGTAGAGCAGTACACAGCATACCAAGAAACCACACAGACCATACCATATGGTCACGTGTTTGACACTATACAGGACGTTGCAGACTTCTTGTTTGGCTATGGACATTGGTTGGAATCACAAGGCTTCCGATTCAACAAGTTCTCGAACGAACTCAAAGAAACACTGAACTGGTCAAATGCTGTACGAGAATTTTTATTCTGGACCACGCAGGATTGGTCACCAGGATCAGCGATAACCGTTTCTCCTGCCGCTGATGGTTTCGAACTAGACACCAACAACAGCATCGTGGGGAAACTGAGGAACCTGGCAGGAGACTATTCACTACTAGACTCGGGTGGCAGGAAGATAGACATCAGCGAGGTATCTACCAAGCGAATAGGCAAGACTTTTGAACTGGGGATCAAATCCGACACGGTTGGACTGTACAACATAGCACTCAACACCGTACAGAAGGAACACGTACTGTTGTTCGACAATAACACTGTGTTCGCGGACATCATTTATGATCCATTCACAGGATTCAGGCAACAGAGACTGAAACTGGTGGGGTGGAAGACAGCAGGATGGAATGGAGACTACTACGCACCTGGCTTCGTGTTTGACGCCGCACAGGTCACATACTGGACTGCCAACACAGACTACAGGATCGGCGACAGCGTGGAGTACCAAGGCAAGTTCTATGTGGCAAAAACTAATCACAACTCGGGTGCCACTTTTGAAAAAACCAACTGGACACTCAAAGATGAGAAACCAGCACCACAGTTGATACCAAACTTCGAGTACAAGATAGCACAGTTCAACGATTTCTATGAGTTAGAGACCAACAACTTCGACGAATCACAACAGCAGTTGGCACAGAGGCTCACAGGATACCAATCAAGGGATTACCTAGAGAACCTTTTTGTCAATGATGTTTCGCAGTACAAGTTCTACCAAGGCTACATCAGGGAGAAGGGCACACAGAACGCCATAGACAAGATCCTCAAGGCCAAGTACGAGGGCGAGGACATCACGTTGGACCTGTATCCGGAATGGATGATACGTACAGGTAACTTCGGCAACACAGATTCCATAGAGAACATACAGATCACATTGAAAGACGACGAGATAACAGCAGATCCGCAAAGCATAGAGTTGTTAGACACATCTTCTGATGCAGTCGAATATGCAAGGTCGGAAGCGATAATTAAGGACAATTTCTATTACAAACCGGTGGAGTACACGGCATCAACAACATTCAAGAGATTGGACTACACCAAGGAAGGTGTCAGTAGGGACACGGCACAGATCTTCAAGACCGCAGGGTATCCTCAACTGCAACAGGTACAACATACTGCGTTCAACATAGACGAGATACTGAATCTCGACATGAACGCCATAACAACAAATGACCTGATATGGGTGGCCAACAAGAGCAACCGTGATTGGGACGTGTTAAGGATTACGAGTGCAGGAATCAAGATAGCAACATTAAATCTGATCAACGATGCAACACAGTTGGAGATCACTTTCACAGGTTCTCACAACTTGACGGCAGGGTCAACAACAGTACAAGCAGATTACTTCGGCATATCCAACAGCGAGGAAGCGACACTGAACGGTGTGTACCAGGTTAGTTCTACACCAAGCCACAAGACGGTGATCATAGATTATGATGGCAATGTTGGATTTATACCTGCACTGGAAGATGGATCTACAGCGGACAGTTATGGAAATGTTTATAAATTTATATCCGTTAGGTTAGCGTCAATGGACAACGTCAATGACCTGTTGGAATACGACCAGTACACTGATAAGAATGACGCAATAGAACAGCCAGGAGACAAGGTGTTCGCGGACGCGGACAGTTCAGGACTGTGGCGTGTGTATGAGAAACAGGATCCATACACCACAGGATTGGTCCTATCGCCAGATGCCAGCACCACGGAACAGGAGTTCGGACACAGGATCGTTGCACGTAATGACGGAAGGACAGTTATTACATCAGCACCAGGCAAAGGACAAGGTGAGGTAACCTTCCTGTTTAGGAGACAAGCAGTGGCAGGAGACACATTGCAAGTACAGTTGACTGCAACAATGACAGACAACGATGATAACACCAGCAGACTAGGAGAATCTTTGTCGATCAGTACTGATGAAAATTTTGTTGTGGCAGGTGCACCTTACACGAACACAATAGGCGCTGACGGAAGCACGAGGCAACAGAATGCAGGATTGTTAAAAATTTACATTTGGGATCCTAGCACATTCAAGTACGGCCTACTTGATACAGTCACAGCACCAACAGACGGGTCAACCTCGAACGAAAATTTAAATTTTGGTTGGGATCACAAGATATCAGAGCCGGGCACTAGTTCTGTTAGAACAACTCCTGACAAATACTTGTTCGTATCAGCACCGGGTCATGACAGTGATCGTGGTAGGGTCTACATGTACACATGGGGAGTGGGTGCGGATGGATCGACCTATGACACGTGGACATCTGAGACCACCATAGAGGCACCAGACGGCGGAGGTGGACAGAGATTCGGGCACAGGGTACAGGCCAACGACAACGGTGACATACTTGCTGTCAGTTCATTGGCACCAGGCAATGCGGGCAAGGTAGAAATATTCGTAAAAACGTCACAGGCCAATGACGGCAGTACACTTAATTCTTTCTCACTAGCACAGACCATAACAGGTGTGGCCAGTGATGGCTCATCATTGAACACTGCTTTTGGTGAATCTATAGCAATGAGCAAGGACGGAACAACATTAGTGATCGGTGCCCCGGGAGTTGACGGAACATCGCATCCAGATTCAGGTGCTATCTATTATTACAAATGGAACGCAGATGGCTCTACCAATACCTACACACTACAACAGACAATAACTGCACCTAGTTCACACACAAACATGAAATTTGGTACGAGTCTAGATCTTAACAACAATGGTACAAGACTAGTGATCGGTGCCGAGAACTTTGCGAGTTATACAGAGATGAAATTCGATTCAGGAGAAACCACATTTGATCTGCAAGACACGACTATTGTTGACACAAACCTACAGTCAGGTGGAGCATTCACTGCCACGATGTACAACACTAAATTTGTCATAGACGACAGGATGACATCGCCAAACATGTCTGAGAACGACGATTTCGGACGTGGAGTGTGCATGATTGATAATTCAGTATTCGTCGGTGCACCAAAGGACGACGGCAATACAGCCGCAGACGGAAGCACGAAAATCGTCAACGACGGTACAGTTGCCTGCTATGATCTCACGGTGAACAACCAGTACGCTTGGAAAAACCTAGCGACAGAAACAGCACTAATGGACATAGATAAGTTGGGTAAAGTTTTTGAATTCGATAGAAAAACAAAACAAATAAGAGACTATTACGACCTATACGATCCGGTCAAAGGCAGGATACTAGGTTTAGCAGACAGGGAGATTGACATCAAGACTGCATGGGATCCTGCAACGTATAACGTAGGAGCCAACGCGGACACAAAAACACCATGGGCGGAGACACACATAGGAGAAGTGTGGTGGGATCTGTCGACGGTCAAATGGCTTTGGTACGAGCAGGCCACACAGGAATACAAGATCAACAACTGGGGCAAGACCTTCCCGGGATCAAGCATAGACATCTATGAGTGGGTAGAATCCACATCGCTACCAAGTCAATATGTCACTTCAGGAAATGGCACACCATTACATGCAGATGATTCGCAGTACACTGTAGTGCAGAAATACGATTCACGATTAGACAGATTTGTACCTTTTTACTATTACTGGGTCAAAGGCAAGACAACATTGCCTGCAGACACGCTTCATGGAGATAGACATATAAATCCGCACAGGAAGAATACAGTGGCGTTTGTGGCCAACTTGATTTCAAACCCTGCAGGGTTTGACAACAAATACTATTCTGTCACCGACACTAACAAATTACTATTGAATAACATCTCAAATTTAGCAAATGACGATGTAGTACTTAACATAGATATAAGAGCAAACACGTTCGAGGGAGATTCACACAGTGTATGGAAGTTGGTCAGGGAAGGTGATGCCGACTACAGGCCAGGTCATAAGATAGAGACACGTTGGTGGGACTCTCTGATAGGAAAAAATTCAGCAGGAGACATAGTTCCTGACAATAATTTACCACTCAATGAGAGATCCGGTAACAACATTAGACCAAGGCAGAGCTGGTATGTAGACAGATTTGGCGCACTCAAAGAGATCATAGACTACGCAAACTCCGTGTTGAAGAAGAATCAATTGGTGGGACAGATCAACTTAACAAACTTAGACTCCAAAGAACCAGAACCCACAGCACAGAGTGGAGAGTGGGACGCGACTGTTGACACCTACGCAGAACTGACCTACCTCAACACAGCAGACATTTCAGGAACTGTGAACTACTTGGTCAAAGCAGACGAGACGGCAAACAACTATTGGGCCATATACCAATGGGACGGGACTGAATTCACGAGGACAAAATTACAGACCTATAATACTTCTGCATACTGGAGTTACACCGATTGGTACAAGACCGACGGAGAAATGGCACACGGGGAAAACACCAAAATCGATAAACAGGTCACATATCAATACGATCTGGACACTTTAGATCTTGCAGTTGGCAAACACGTGAAGGTCACAAGTGCAGACACAGGTGGATGGAAACTGTTCATGAAGACTGCATCAGGTTGGGAAAACGTTGGAACAGAAAACGGCACCATAAGATTGAGCACGAAACTATATGATTACACACAGGATGCCACAGGGTTTGCAGGTGCTGATACATTCGATAACAACTTCTTCGACCAGGAACCAAGCCAGGAAACTAGGAAAATACTCACGGCATTGAGAGATGATTTATTCATCAATGATCTAGCAATCGAATACAACACATTATTCTTCACAGGTCTGAGAAAAGTTATGTCTGAGCAGACATATGTTGACTGGATGTTCAAGACGTCGTTTATAAATGCCAAGAATAGTGTAAGACAACTTGACCAGAGAAAAACATACACTACCGGCACGGACAGTTGGATAGAGAGCTACATCAACGAAGTCAAACCTTTCCACACAAAATTAAGAGAGTATAAACTGGGTTACGACAAGACGGAAACGCAGGACGGTATATTCTCGGATTTTGACAATCCAACTTTCTATGATGCCGCAACAGGCAAGATCAGGAGTTTGAACTTTGAATTGGATACAGATAAACTGACACAATATCCACACCAAATGTGGTACGACTATCACAAGAAGTATGTGCAGTCAATCACAGTGACGGCAGGCGGTTCAGGTTACGAGGTTGCTCCAACGGTGACCATAGTTGGTGGAACAACAGGATCAACAGGACCATTCCAGATACAGGCCACAAGTAGTTCAGGTGCGACAAATGGACAGTTTGGTTACTACTACCCATTGTTCACTAACGAGAAGCAGGCAGAGATCTACGACACACAGAATTCAGGATCAGGTACAACCAAGACTTACACATTTGATGGTTACACAGACACATTCTATGGACCAACCGCATCTGTGAGAGAGTCAGAGAGTGACAAGTCAGGCACGTTCAAGATGTACGTGACACCTACCACAACAGCGGCCACTGCCACTGCTATCATACAAGGTGGTGCAGTTACAAAAATAAATGTCACAGGCATAGGTGCGAATTACACTGCAACACCTACTGTTTTGCTATCAGGAGGTAAGACGGACGGAACGACACCAACGGACACTGCTAAAGCATATGCAAATCTTAACAATGACCTCGTAAGGGATTTTAACACAACTATAAAATTTGACAGGGTGTCAAGCACTTCACGTGTGGTTGATTGGGCGGCATCAACGGCGTACGCTTACAATGACTTATTGAGGTACAATAATCAACTTTACAAAGTAACAAATGCATTCACTTCAAGCACGGACTTTGATGACAACATAGGAAGTGTGTACAAGGTGTACGGTGACGAGACAGGACTTACAGCGGCAGACAGGACCAAAGGTTTCTATACACCAGGATCTGGAATGCCGGGCAATGAACTAGATCAAGTGATGACTGGTGTTGACTATGGTGGCACAATGGTCACAGGATTATTATTCAGTCAAGAACAGGGTTGGGACAAATCGGGTTGGTATGACTTCCCTTGGGACAACTACGGAGCGTCAAAAATCAAGGCCTTCAGGGCGGATGGGTCGACAGCGGCATACACATTTGACACAGCACCAGCAAGTAGCGAAGTGTATCAAGTTTATCTAACACAAGATGACAGCACTAGGAAGAAACTGTCAGACGTTATTAGGGGTGATGGTTCAACAGTGTCATTCACAATCAGTGAGACCCCAGAAGAGAACGCTTTGGTAGAGTTCATTCCGTTTGATGACGATGGTGTGTTGACACCAACAGATGACAGAACTTTAGATTCAATTGTTAAAGGAGGTCTATTCACATCAGCGTTGGGACACGCACCAAGTGACATAATATTAGAGGGTGATGATTTTGTTTCTCCTGACACAAGTTATGCACCTGAGGAAACTGTTCCAGGACAACTGTTTGACACACTAGACATAAAAGTGTACACGTCACCCGAATCAGGCGTCCCGTTCATCAGTGAGAAGAATTACAGAGGAAACGGAAGCACAACAACATTCAGCATAGGTGAATATCCCGGATCATTGGGATCTGTGACAGTCAGTGTTGATGGATCTGTGAAAAAATTAACGACAGATTACAGCGTCAACGTCGCAAACAAAACAATAACATTCGCATCAGCACCTGCCAACAATACCATGATATCAACAAAAGTGTTTGCGATATCGGGCGAGAACTACAGGGTGTTGAATACTTTCACTGGTAACGGAAGTTCTACTTCGTTCTTGACTTCCACAAGGGGAGAGTTCAATTTAGATTCAACAGCATCGGACATATACATAACTGTTGATGGTGTGCCCACAACAGCGTACACAACGACTACTACTGCTAATACAATCACGGTCGTGTTTGACTCGGCTCCTGCCGCAAGTTCTTACATACAGATAGCAGGTTTCAACAAGTCAACTACATCGACAAGAAGTTACGCAAGTGTGAGAAATCAATCAATAACATATGATGGTTCGATCAATAGACACACATTGACATATCCACCAGGTGCGATAGGTCCATTCTCAGGATTGACGATAGTGGAGGTGAATGGAAGAGTGTTGAGAGGTCCAGACAACACCTACTATGTTGGAGATGGAAGCACTTACACGTATGGTGTGGTGTCAGGTCTGGAAGATGATTCAACAGTTGATCCAGCCAAGACAATCACAACGGCAAGCCAAGTACAGGTGTTTGTGAACGGTACTAAAAAAGATTTGAACACACACTACACTGTGGACATTGGAAATCAAAACATTGAATTTGTAGCGTCATCGGTTCCTACTTCGACAGATGTAATTTGCATATCAACATTGGTAGACAATCAGTATTACAATGAGGGCACAGACATAATTTTAGTTCCGAGTGCAATAACATCTCCATACAGTTTGAGTGCAAGTGATGTGTTGTCAGTGACTACGTTCAATAATGCACTTGGAATGAAACAGAGAAGGGAAGTTCTCGAAGGTAGGCCAAGTGGAATCTTCAAATTAAGATTTAATACACTGAATGCAGGTTATACCTTTGTGTGGCTGAATGGTGAGCAATTGGTACAAGGATCGGATTACCTGGCAAGTGGCAACACTATCACAGTCAGCGGCAAGACGATAACTTCAAGCGATAGACTGGATGTCATGTACTTCGCAATCGAATCTGTCACAGGTGCAACAGGATTCAGGATATTCAAAGACATGTTGAACAGGACGTTCTACAAACGTATATCTAAGACTGCAACAACAAAATTAACTGTAGATATGACAGCAGGAACACAGACTATAACTGTGGAAGATGCAAGTGTTTTACAAACACCAAATGCATACACGAATCTTCCAGGAGTCATATTCATAGACAAAGAGAGAATAGAATATTTTACCAAGACTAACAACGTATTAGGACAACTTAGACGTGGAACGCTTGGAACAGGAATTAAGGAGCATGGATCAGGCACTGAAGTGGTAGATGCGTCTGGTACTCAAACCATCCCTTATGCGGACACTGTATACACCAATACCTTCACAGGCACTGGTTCAGCAGGGCAGACCGTTACACTATCACAAACACCATCATCCGCTAGTGAGTTAGACATATTCATTGGTGGCCAACGATTGTTGCTCACTAGCGAGGATGGATCAACTATAAATTATTCTGTGTCAGGCGCAGATGTAACTTTAAGTGGAGCAGTTGCATCAGGCACACAGATCAAAATATTACACAAGAAAGGACAGGTATGGTACACGGCACTAGATGGTAATCCAGCGGATGGTAAAGGATTACAGGCTTCGACTACTCAACAGGCTAAATTCATTGCTAATGAGCCCACAAACGCACCTGAATAAATACACTAGATGACACAGGACAACAAACCCACAGAAGCAAAAGAAGAGAACCAAAAGCCTCAGGATAACACGGGTGTTATGATGACGGGGCATATCAAGATTTCAGATCCAGAGACAGGTGAAGTTATCGTAGACAAGAGAAATGCGATACACTACGAGAACATGTCTCAGGCACTTGCTAATAGTTTAGCAAACAAGACAACAGGCTTCGTACACGAGATTGCATTGGGCAATGGGGGAACAAGTGTTGACCCAACAGGTATAATCACATACCTTACTCCAAATTCAACTGGTACAAATGCCACACTATATAACCAGACTTATTACAAAGTGGTCGATGACAACAGTGCAACCAACAAAGACACCACAAGGAACAAAATGGAAGTGAGACACACTGCGGGCAACAAGTACACTGACATCGTTGTGACTTGCACACTTGACTACGGTGAGCCTACAGGACAGGCGGCGTTCGATAACACAACAGATTTCAATGGTGATTATGTGTTCGATGAACTGGGTCTTAAGAGTTGGGAAGGAACAGAGAACGGAGCAACCAATAAATTATTGACACACGTGATATTCCACCCGGTACAGAAGTCATTGAACAGACTTATACAGATTGATTACACATTGAGGATACAGAGTTTAACAACCTTCACCGAGACAAGTTCTACGGCACTGTCTACATCAAACACAGTGAGCGGAACAACGTCAGGTGGTAACACAGGATACTAATGGCATACACTGTAAACAAGACAAGTAGTGGTTCATACACAGTACAGGATGGTGTGTTAAACACACAGACTGATCTTTCATTCATAGGTAAAGGCTACGCAGGATATGGAGAGACGATTGCAGAGAACTTCCTACATCTATTAGAAAACTTTTCAAACACATCAGCACCAACAAAACCTATAGAAGGACAACTTTGGTACGACAGCACGAATTCACAGTTGAAGGTTTATTCAGGATCAGCATTTGTTCCTGCAGGCGGAAACGTTCCTTATCAGACAACAGCACCAAGCACTTTGTCACAGGGTGATCTTTGGATAGACTCAGACACTAACCAACTTTATTTGTATAATGGATCCAGTAACGTACTCGTTGGTCCACCTGCTTCGACGGGAACCAACAATGGATTCATTTTTGAAACCATACTTGACAGTGTAGACGCATCACAAAACGTGACCAAGTGGTACAATGACGGAAACCTCATTGCTATAGTTTCGGAGGATGAGTTCACTCCAAAGGTGGCTATATCAGGATTCGCCACAATCAAAAAAGGTATCACTTTAACAACAGCGATAGCGGACACAAAATTCCAAGGCACTGCCACAGACGCAGACGCACTGGGCGGTGTTGCCGCGGCCAACTACTTGAGATCAAATACCAACGACACCACATCAGGCACTATCAGTATCGCCAATGATGGTGGACTGGTTGTTGGAGCAGACAGTGATTTCACTTTCGCAGTTGATGGCACAGGTGGTGTGATATCCAATGCAGTAAACAACACAGATATTTCTTTCAAGGTCAACGATGCGGGTGTTACCACAACGGTAATGACCATAGACGGATCTGAATCCAGAGTTGGTATCGGTACGATATCACCAACAACAAAATTAGATGTTTCAGGTACAGTAACGGCAACTGCATTCACAGGTCCGATCACAGGTGCAGTCAATGGTGATGTGACAGGAAATGTGACAGGTAACGTCACAGGCAATGTGACAGGATCTGCCAGCCTCAACTTATTGAAGACAGGCGGAACACTCACAGGAACATTGACAGGACAAACCATACTGCCAAGTGCAGACAGCACATACAACCTGGGAGCATCTGGAACGGAATTCGCGAATGCATTCGTAGACACAGTTACTTCAACAGAATTAAAGACAGAAGGAGTAACGATCAATGACAACTTGATCACTGCTTCGAGATCTAATGACAATCTACAACTTGATGCTACAGGCACGGGTGCCGTTGAGATGATTCCAGCAGTTATTTTAATGGCTAATCTTCCCACTAGTGACCCCATTAATACGGGACAACTGTGGAATGATTCAGGAACATTAAAAATTAGTGCAGGTTAATAACGAGTAAAGGCGTAATAAATACACAAAATGGCGTACACAATAAACAAAACAGACGGAACAGTAGTAACAACCATCACGGACGGAACGGTGGACAACACCACTTCGTTGCAGTTGTTTGGTAAATCATATTCAGGGTTTGGTGAAGCATTAAACGAAAACCTAGTGAAGTTGTTAGAGAACGCGGCTTCTACTGCGGCACCAACAGCACCACTAAAGGGTGAACTTTGGTTCGACACCACAACGAACCAGGTCAAAGTGTACGACGGCACGAGTTTCAAGCCCACTGGCGGGGCGAAGTCAACCACTACACTTCCTACATCACCATCAGCGGGTGATCTTTGGTTGGATGCAACGAATGATCAGGTTTTTGTTTACACTGGTGATTCGAGATCACACCAGGTCAATGACAAATGGGAATTGGTAGGTCCGGCTTTTACAGCAGGGCAGACGGAATCAGGTTGGAAGATAGAGACACTGGCAAGTGCAGGCGGAAACAAAGTTGTTTCATCCATGTACGCAGGAGGCACGAGGGTAGCGATACTCTCAAAAGAAACATTCACACCATCAGCATCTCAGTCGGGATTCGCTTCAATCAAGGCAGGTCTTACACTTAACTCTACTTTAGGTGCAGTGTTCGAAGGATCAACGACAGAAGCATCATCGATTGATGTGTCTAGCACGTCTAACACTTCAGCAACAGTCATCGCAGGCGGAAACTTCCTAAGGGCAGATGCGGCAGACACCACAACAGGTAGAATTACAATTGATTCAGATACAGGATTAGTTGTTGGTGATGCACAAGAATTAAGCATAACTGTATCAAGCAATGATGTAACTATAGCACAGACATCTTTAGACAAGGATTTGAGCTTCACGATCAATGATGGAGGTGTAACAAAGACTCCTCTGGCATTCACGGGTGCATCAGGAAACATCGCACTGACTGGTGATGTAACAATCACAGGTAATCTGAACATATCAGGAGAATACAACAGTTCGGTTTCGAACGTATCAACATATGATGATGCATTTATCAAAGTCAACTCTGGTAATTCAGAAGCAGATGCTGGACTTATAGTTGACACATCTGACACAGATGATGCAAGGATGTTCTATGATGTGTCTGAGAACTACTGGTCAGCAGGACAGAATCAGAGTTACTCACAAGTAATAAGATTAGCAGACGCAGTCGAGGATGGTGATGCCAACAAGGGTAAAGTTTTGAAAACCACAGCGGGCGGAAATGTCAAAGCAACATCAATGACATTGGGTGCTGTAGGATCGATCACATACACAGACACTTCAAACACCAACGTGCCAACTATAGGTGCGGTGGCCACTCTAAGTAATCAATGGGGTGGATCCCAAAAAACAGTTTCTACTGCCAATCCAACAGGCAGTGACGGGAACGACGGGGACTTCTGGTTCGTAAGGGAGGCGTAATCCCATGCCAACAATAATTAAGACGTTCAATTACAGCGGACAACTTCAGTTAGCCGACTTGCCGGCAGGCACAAAAAGCGTGACCATGCACTTATGGGGTGGAGCAGGTGGTTGCGGTGGTCCTGACACAGCGGGTGATGGAGCAGACGGTGCCGCGGGACACTATGTGACAGTAACAGATTTAGATATTTCAGCATACGCCGGAGTTAAGAAAATTGCCGTAGGCGTTGGAGGTGGAGGTGAGGCCGGAGGAATGGGCCAAGACACCGATGGCGGCAGGAATGGTCAAGCACTTACGGGCTATTCAGGCGGAGATGGTGGTAGTTCAGGAAGAGGTTCAGGTGTATCAGGTTCAGGCGGAGGTGGTGGAGGAGCCACGACATTGACATTATTCGAATCAGGACAGGCCGCAGACACAATTAAATTAGCCATTGCAGGCGGCGGTGGTGGAGGCGGCGGCACAGGTGAATCATCACGAGGTGGTGCAGGTATAAACACAAATTCAGCGACAGGTAATACACCAGGCACACTGGGAGAGAATGGTGCAAACCATTCCGGAGATGGTGGTGGTGGCGGAGCCGGTGGTGGCGGAGCCGATGGCGGAACAGGTGGTTCAGGAGCCACGGGTGATGCAGGTGGATTCGGCGGCAAGTCAGGATCAAACACGGTGCCATCTGGAGGTTCGGAAAACAACGGTTCGGGAAGGACACCAGGTGCTACAGATAACGCTTACTATTCAACAGGAATTGCCCTAGGTGGTCTAGGCGGTAACGCTGGCGGAAACGGCAAGGCAGTGTTGATATTCAACATACCTTCCGAGTCCAAGTTCAAGGATTCAGGAGAATGGAAAAGTTTCTCAGACATCAAGTACAAGGTGTCTGGCACATGGAAGAGGATAACCGAAGGATACTACAAGGTCGGCGGGGTATGGAAGAACATATTCACCACAGACATTGAATTCAAGGGCAACTCGGTAGGTTTTGGGAACGTGTCGGGAGGTTCAACATCAGGCACGGAGGGATCGGGCGGAATACCAACACCGGCCACTATTCCACCACAGGATAGTGAGGGAGGAGGCGTATTCATACCACCACCACCTGGCAAGCCTAATTACAAGTGTCGTCAGGAGGATTATGTGGTTGACGGAGACACAGGCAATCCAGTCAGTTCAAAAAGTATCGTGTGCACCATGATGAACCAAACCGCAGGCTTTGGTACCTTCAGGAACAGGATCTGGCACAAGTTTTGGCTAGAAAAAGGATCCAATGGCAAGAAATCATTCACACAAGATCACAGGATGGAAAAAGGCTATCACGCAGTGTTCCTACCTTTGGTGAGATTCGCTAAAAAAGACGGAACCGTTAGTTTGATCGTCAGGAATATCCTGACACACATGGGAAAACACGTGACGGCGGACTTCTACGGGGAGATGAGAAACAAAAAAAGAGACAATTTGGGTAGGGTTTACAGAGCAATATTTGAACCCATGTGTTGGGGAATAGGAAAATTCACGAAGAAAAGGACCAATCTACACCGTCTTGGGCAACCAATAAATAATCACAAGGAGAACAAGTAATGACTACAAAACAGGACGTAGCGGACTACATCAATGCTAACCTTGAGAGTGCATTGAATGATAATGAAATAGCACACTTACAGGAAAGGGTAGATCCTTACCTTGCACAGGCATTAATCAAGGTGGTTGGAGATGTGGCTCGACTAATAGAGATCAGAGACAACGTATCAAGGGATCAAACAAATAGAAATTTATAGAGAATGGCATACAAGATTAATAACACATTTGGAACCTTACTGGTAACACTGGCTGACGGCACGATTGACACAGCGACCACTGACCTCGCATTGTTTGGAAAAGGTTATGCAGGGTTTGGAGAGAGTCTGAATGAAAATCTTGTAAAATTATTAGAGAACTTCAACAACACCACAGCACCTTCTAACAAGATACAGGGACAATTATGGTACGACAAGACTAACAGCCAATTGAAGGTGTACACGGGTACAAAATTTAAACCGGTTGGATCGGCCAACTCTTCAGCATCGCAACCAACTGACGCAGTGCTGGGAGATGAATGGTTTGACACGACAAACAATCAATATTACATCTATAGTGGATCTGCTTGGACCTTGATTGGACCAACCACTGTGGCTGGTTCAGGTGTAACACAGGTCATTCCTGAATCCCCAGAGGACAACACAGGTGTAAAAAGAAGTATTCTTAAACTTGTGGTAAATGACTCAGTGGTGGGTGTGATATCCGACCTAGCATTCACGCCTAGCTCAACAGACGTAACTTCGGCCGCATTGATATCAGCAGGTTTCGCCACAGTGGCACAGGGTATACAACTTTCAAGCACAGTGTCTAGTGCGAAATTTAGAGGTACGGCAACAGACTCGGATAAACTAGGTGGAGTCGCGGCGGCCAATTACTTAAGGTCAGACGTTGCAGATGCAAACACGGGCGGGATGAACGTACAGACCGATGCTGGTATAAGAATTGGTGCAGGTAATGATATAACAATGACATTGACCGATGATAATTTTACCATAGCACAGACCACACAAGACAAAGACATCATATTCACATTAAACGATGGCGGCATCACTAAAGAAGCACTGAGAATGTCAGGATCAACAGGTAGGATAGAGCACTTGAGAGTGGGAGACCTAACAGTTGACGGAACGAGCACAATAGTAAACACAAATACATTGAGTGTTGAAGACAACATCATAGAATTGAACAGGAACGTATCGTCAAATGTAGGTATGCCTAATTACACAGGGTTGAAAGTGAACAGGGGTTCAACTTCCTCGGCCACAGAACAGAACCTATACTGGGTATGGGACGAGACCTTTGCGGATGATGGTTCAACGACTTATGGAAATGCAGGCGGTGCCTGGACAGCATTCAAGTCCGCGGCCACAGACACAGAAATGGAAGCACCAACATTGGTAGATATCAGGGCAAACGTAGTACATGCGACAACTACAAGTGCCATGTATGCCGACTTGGCGGAACGTTATGAAGCAGATTGCGACACAGAAGTTGGTGATGTCGTTATTTTAGGCGGAAAAGCAGAGATCACCAAATGCGAAGAAGAACTATCTGACGCTGTATTTGGTGTGATATCCGAATCACCAGCGTTTTTAATGAATGCACAAGCAGGCAACAACGACTCACACCCCATGGTGGCCTTAAAAGGTCGAGTGATGCTGAAATTACAAGGAACAGCAAAGGCGGGGGATCGGGTGGTATCAGCAGGCAATGGAGAGGCAAGAGTGGCTAATCTCGATGAATGTACCGCTTTTAACACCTTGGGTAGAGTGATCAAGGATAAATATAATAAAGAAACAGCACTTACGGAGTGCGTGATAGGAGTTAAATAGTTTTATGGCATATCAAGCAGGTGATACAATTTTAGATGACGAATACAACACATTCGTAAACAGTGGTTCAAGCCCATTTGGTTTAAACCATTTCGCAGGAACAGGTGCGTTAAATTACGGTCTTGGAGAATCAGCAGTTGCAACAGTTAATGCGGGTGAGACAATCAACGCATCATCATGGAACACACTTTTCACGGGCATGGCCACTATCGGAGCACACACAGCAGACACACTTACTTCTAGATCGGCTGTATCAGCCGGTGATACGATTGCCATCAAGGCGGCGGTAGCGGCGGACTTGGTAACATTGGCGGCTTCAGTGGCGGCAGGATCACCAAACACCACAGCATTGACCACATCAGGAATTCTACAACAACCAGCATCAAGTTCGACATGGACGGGAAGTTTCACCACACAGGTGAGTGCCACTTTCACAAACGCCAACACTATGAGATACTTTTTTAACGCAGGCGGCAAGCTCAGGATCGATCCGATCAGGACAGGGAATGGTGGATCAGACGGTGCATCAGGCAAGGACGGTGCTTGGGACAACCTTTACAACGCAGTAGGAAACCTTGACATAGCGTCACAGGCAACTACAAGATCAGGCTCAGGTGAGACATTAGACACAAACGGTTTATCAATTGGATTTTACGAATTGACTACCTCATACCAAACTCTTTTACAACTTTCAGATGACTCATATCCATACACAGCCAACAACATCAAGATCGAAGCCAAATTGGATGCGGCACCAGGATCATCGACTGTAATGACTTTCCAAATCACAGCCACTGACGGATCGGGAGAATTCACGTTCAATGATGCTAGTGCAGACAACAACGCATACAGGAACGGAACACACGAGCACAGGTTGTATTCGATCAACACCACGACTGGTGGCGGATTGGCCAACGCATACTCACCATCAACCACTAACACTGTGAGTAACAGCACAACGTAATAAATTTTATTCGGTTGCTATCACTCCATAATTACAATATAATTGTGTTATGGACGTTAATCAATTAAAAGACATTTCTGACAGATCTTATCGTATCGCTGTCAACAAGAAGAATGCTTTAGAAAAAGCAAGATCTTCCATGATCTTGGCCTATTCTGGACATCTGTTCCAGGCCAACGCAGAGACAATAAATCTCGTTCAGGTGCTGAAAAACAAACTTAAAAAATTCGTAATATTAGACAGCAATCACAATCCCATGATGGTCGAAGATCCTGATGATTTGTTAGAAAGATTGATCACAAAACAACAGGAAGCCTTGAACATCTATCACCAATCATACGCTGAGTTAACATCTAAAGGATAACCAAAATGACAGGTGTTCTGCTCTACTGTTTCAACACTGAGTTTTATCGCTATGACAAGATAGCGGCCAAGACCATACCACTGCTGAGGCAAAATCTAGGACTTGAGATCACGGTCGTGACCAACGACGAAACCCGTGTGCATCTACCAGAGCAGGAAGGTGTGAACTACATGGTGATTACAAACCAAACAGGAAACTATATAAATCAAAAATCTTGGCATAATCTAGACAGGCATAGAGCCTATGAACTTTCACCGTATGAGAAAACCATTCTGTTAGACATTGACTATTTTTGTTATTCAGATTATCTACTCACACTGTCCAACACGGATCAAGACTTTATGGTCCATGACAAAGTTCATGACGTGACAGGACACGACAGTTACAAGTTCGCAAGAAATAGCATGATACCTATGGTATGGGCAACAGTGATCATTTTTAAAAAAACACCAAGGACCAAAGCCATATTTGACATGGTCAAATATGTTAAAGAACGTTACAGTTATTTCTGTGATCTCTACAGGATAGATTTCAAAAATTTTAGGAACGATTATGCGTTTGCAATAGCATTACATCAAATAGGAGGATTCAAAGGCTATGAAACCATACCTAACAGATTGCCCACCCTTCCGGCCGCGGCCAAAGTCACTGAGGTATCAGCAACTCATGTATCATGGAATCATCATGGCCGTCATGGTAAGATAGCAAACAACGACGTACACATAATTGATAAGGGAGTACAGGATGTCTAAGGGTTTCTTATGGTTCTGCCAAAATAACGACAAAACAGATTATGTTGAACTTTCAGTGGCCTTAGCAAAGTCTTTAAAAAAATTCAATAAGGATAACAATGTGTGCGTGATCACAGATGCAAAAACAAAAATAGATTCTCCGTACATAGATCAAATAAAGGTACTTGCATCGGATGAAAGTGAGCACGATGACATTAAATGGGGAAATGAATACAAGGCCTTTACCATGTCTCCATTCACTCATACAATCAAACTGGCCGCAGACATGCTATGGACGGCAAACACAGACTGGTGGTGGTACCATTTATGGCAACACGACATGGTGTTCTCGGTGAACTGTTACAATTACAAAGACCAGTTGGTCAAAGACATGACATATAGGCCTCACCACGATAGAAACAGACTGCCAAACATATACAGTGATCTAACCTACTTCAGACGGAGTATGGAAACTGTTAGATTTGGTAGAATATGCGAAGCATTGACAAAAAACTGGAAAAGTGTTTGCGAAACAATTCTTATTAATTGTCATGACAAGTTCCCCAGCACCGACATGGTGTATGCCCTTGCGTACAGGCTAATGGATCCAACAAACAAAGAGTTAATAGATTTCCCATGGTTCAAGATGATTCATAACAAGAAAGCAATTAACGGGTTAACTCATGTAGCAGACCAGAACACCTATCTGTTGCCAACACGTGCAGACGACAAGATATTCCTGGGAGGATATGCCATAAGCAGGCCATGGCACTACGTGGATAAAACTACGATTAAGGAGATGGATGCCAGGATTTTTTGAAGCACTTAAAAACATTCCCGAACCCAAGAAAGTTGTTCCTAAGGTAACGATAGATGGCCGAGAGTTTGAAGTTTCTACGGAGTTATTCAAAGAAATACAGAAGCATGGAGAACAAGAATACACTGTGAGGAACGACAAGATAGTGATGAAACCACGGTCACAGGCAAGGAGTAAGTATCCCGTTTTAGCAAAAGGTGAAAAGGGTCACGATTTGCTAGATGGCAACATATTCTGGCCGACAGATAAAGTCGAAGGAGGTTACGAGTGGACAAGGTAAAAATCTGTGATTTAGATTTCGTGTACATCAGTTTCAAAGAACCTAACAAAGAAGAGAATTGGGCGGACCTCAAGAACAAAGTGCCATGGGCAAAACGTGTGGACGGGGTGGTTGGATTCGATTCAGCACACAAGGCCGCGGCGGAAAAAGCAGAGACTGATTTTTTCATATCCATAGACGGCGATAACATCATACATGAACGATTCTTGCTTGAAACATTGGATTTCTCTCTAACAGATCCAACTGCCGTACATAGATGGAGGGCGACCAACAGTGTGAACGGACTGATCTACGGAAACGGCGGTATCGTAGGATGGCCCAAAGACACCTGTCTAAATATGAAGACACATGAAAACTCAGACAACCAGGAAAACCAAGTTGATTTCTGTTGGGGTGTCCCGCATGAAAACCTATTCAACTGTTACTCTAGCACAGTTATACATACTACTCCACAGCAGGCCTTTGTTGCAGGGTACAGGGAAGGTGTAAAAATGAGTTTGGATCGGGGCAAGGCAATCACAGCAGAAAATTTTAAGAAGAAAATGTGGCCCACCAATCTAAGGACCTTATCAATCTGGATGTCTGTGGGTGCCGATATTCCAAACGGACAATACGCCATGTTGGGAGCAAGGACAGGTTGTTATGACACAGTGATTGGGGCAATGGACATCAACAGAGTCAAGGACCTAGATTACATGGAAAGTGTGTACAATGCACACACCTACGATGTCGCCATGGATAAGCAGTTACAGATGTATGGCGAAAGCATAAGACAGAGACTAGACATACCAGTGGCCGAGTACGATGAAAATGAGAGCAAGTTTTTCAAGTATGCCATGGCAACACACAAGAATAAAGGGGTACAGACACGTGAGCGACAGTGATTACAAGACAGACGCACTAAAGGCCAAGGACAAGTTGGCAGAAGTTTCACCTACGATGTGTCTGGCCAAGTGGAACCAGACATCACTGCATCTCCCTACAGGTATGACCAACTCGTGTTACCACCCGCCACTGCATGAGATAGATGCAACAAAACTAAAAGACAACCCCGCGGCACTGCACAACACAGCGGAGAAACTGAATCAACGACAACAGATGCTCGAAGGCAAACAGCCCTCGGGTTGTTCATACTGTTGGAACATGGAGAAGACCGGGGAGATGTCAGACAGGCACTACAGATCCGGTGAACCTTGGGCCATGCAGGACTTCGATGACATCAGGAAGAATCCCATAGATGAAAATCACACCCCCAGGTACGTGGAGGTCAACTTCAGCAACGCCTGTAATTTAAAGTGCAGTTATTGTTCACCACAGTTCTCGACCACGTGGGGCAAGGAGGTAGACAGGTATGGTGAGTATCCCACGTCGCCACCGCACAACGCACCCGAGCACTTCCAGGGAAGGCGTAAGCCCATACCCAATAGGGAGGAGAAC